GGGACCAATCACCTGATGGAGGTAAAGGACGGAGACCTGCCACCATCAGCCCGCGCACTGACATCATGGCAAGACCAATGGCACCACACATGGGAAGGGCAGGCCTGCGTTGTCACCAGCCCGGAGGAGGCGCTGGCGGTGCTGTTTGAGGGGGCTGTGACATGAGCATACGGGTAATGTCGCAGGTCTGGGAAAACCCCGACCTGTCCGCAACAGACAAAATCGTCATGCTTTCGCTTGCGGATCATGCGGATGATGAAGGACGCTGCTACCCGTCAATCCGCCGCCTTGAGGCGCGCACCGGGTTAAAGGAGCGCGCCATCCAGAACGCGCTAAACCGCCTCCAGGATGGCGGTTACTTGAGCATTGAAATGAATGCTGGACCGCGCGGAACGAACCTCTACACCGTCATTCCAACCCCCGCACCAGATGCACCCCCGCATGATGCGCACCCCGCATCTGATGCACCCCGCACGAAATGCACCCCCGCACCAGATGCACCCACCCCCCGCACGAGATGCACCCCTACCCCCGCACCAGATGCACCCGAACCGTCAGTAACCATCAATGAACCGTCAGTACCCCCTAAGTCCCCCGTCGCCATTCTCAGCGCAATCGTTCGCCCGGATACGGCTCGGGACTTCGCGGCTCACCGAAAGGCGATGCGAAAACCGCTGACGGTCGAAGCGGCGAGGCGTCTCGTCAAAAAACTCACCGACCACCCAGACCCTGACGCTGTTTTTGATCTCAGCATTGAAAACGGATGGCAGGGCGTTTTCCCGGAAAAAATCAATGGAGGCCCACATGCTCAGAGCCAAAGACATTCCCGCACCGACCCCGCTCTTGACGCAATCGCTGTCGCAGCACGAATGCGAAGATCACCGGGCGCGTCTGGCCATTGAAGTCGAGATTGTCCTGGACGGTTACTGGCAGACGCGCCCCGGCGCGCAGATGAAAGCCGCCATTCTCGCAGACTGGATGGACGAGTTGGAGGACTGGCACATTGACCAAATCCGCTGCGCCTTGCGCAAGTGGCGTTCGGAGAACCCGAGCAAGAAGCCGAACCCCGGTCACATCGTTGCGCTGCTGAAAGGTCAACGGGGGGCTGCGTTTGCCGCCGAGAGAAAGAACCGCACGCCTGACCCGTTGTTCGCAATCGGGCGGTTGCCCGCGCTGGAGGCCGCAGAATGATTGAGCCAATCACAGCAGAGCACATGCGCCGCGACTACCTTTACGCCCTGTGGTGTAGCGGGGGCCTTGTTTTCAGCGAGGATCGCGGCACGAGCGTGATGGAGACGGCCTGTGCGAAAGATATGGCATGGAAATTTGCAAAAGAGGCAGGGATTCCGCCCTCCGATTTTTTTGGCACAAACCGGCTGCGCAAAGTTGCGTGGGCAAGGCAGGACTGCATGCGGATGCTTCGCGATGAAACGAACCTATCCTTGCCAGATATTGGCAGGATTTTCGGCAGAGATCACACCACCGTTCTCCACGGGATAAGCGCATCAGAAAAGAGGGCCAATGCCAAAGCGTTCCAAGCGTAGAAAGCTGAAGATTGGCACCCGTGACTACGGCAAGCCAAAGCAATACGTCAGCCTGCCGCAAGCCCCATGGGGAGGGGACCACGGCACCGGCACCGCTGCGGCGAATGAGAACACTGTGCTGGAACCGCTGGTGAATGAGGACGGCAAGAACCCGAACAACATGGGGCGGCGCAAGCGTGTGTGCTTTCTCGAAACACTCACATCCCTGTCAATGCGCCAGATGCAGGCCGCGCAAGAGATCATGGACGCCTATAGCGCAGTAGAAAGCCTTTCCAGCGGGTCACCTCTCAAAGAACAGGTGGACAGCAGCCCCAAGCCCGATGCTGTCATAACGGCCCAGATAGAGGCCCACAGCCGCCTGAGTAAAGCCATGGAAGGAGTGTTGAGGTCGGACAGGTTGATCGTTGAACATATCTGCTGGCGCAACAAGAAGCCCCAGACATTGACCCGGACACAGAGGCGCAGATGGCTCGCCCGGTTCACTGCAAATATGGAGCGGGTGGCAGATATTCTGGGGTATTAGATTTTCTCACCACAACCTGTTGACACGTGTCACCGTATCATGTTAGCACGTATTTATCGCAAGAGGCGCGCCTGAAAAATGGCAGCGCCTTTTTTGTTGCACCCCTCCCCCAATGGACAGGTGAAAAATGGCAGCCACAAAAGGCAAGCTGACCAAAGCTCAGCAAGATCAAATCCGGTCAGCGATTCAAACAACCCAGCTCATAAAACGTTTGCAGGGCTTTGCTTTAGGCGAAACCGAAACACGCGGGAAAAAAGGCGAAGATCCAAAGCCGATTGAACTCGACAGCAATCGGATCAAGGCAATCGAAATCCTGTTAAGAAAGTCCATTCCTGACCTGAAAGCGGTGGAGCATTCGGGTGAAGTGGCGACCACGATTAATCGCAACACGATCTATGAGGCCCAACCTGCTGGCGATTGATCTGGACTTTCGGGTCCGTTGGTACCAGCGCGGTTTTCACGAAGCGCTTGTCAACCGAACACACGACAGGCTAATGGCGATCTGGCATCGTCGCGCCGGGAAAGATGAAATCGCGCTAAACGCCGTTGCCGACTTATCCGACCGGGAAGTCGGCACATATTGGCACTGCTTCCCCGAGTACAAACAGGCGCGCAAAGCCATCTGGAATGGCGTAAACCCAAAAACCGGTAAGCGCCGCATTTACGACCATTTCCATCCATCCGAAATTGAGCGGATGCAGGATGATGACATGTTCATCGAGAAGAAGAATGGATCGACCTACCAGCTTTTGGGGTCGGACCGCTACGACGCAACGGTCGGCTCTGGCCCGCGCGGGATTGTTTACTCAGAATGGGCTCTCAGCAACCCGAGCGCGTGGGCGTATCATTCGCCCATGATACGGGAGGCAGGCGGGTGGGCTGCGTTCATCACGACGCCACGCGGTAACAACCACGCCAAGACGATGTTTGACCGGGCGAAGTCGAACCCCAATTGGTTCGCGGACCTATTGACGATCAAAGACACCCGGGCGTTGACAGCAGAGGTTTTGGCGGAAGCGTTGCAGGAATATCAAGACCTGCACGGCATCGAAATGGGACAAGCATTTTTCGATCAAGAGTACCTATGCTCATTCGCCGGTGCGATAGTCGGTGCGTATTTCGGTGCTGAAATAAACAGCGCGGAGCGACAGAGGCGGATCAGGGTCGTTCCGATTGACTGGGACTATCCGGTTCACACGGTCATGGACCTTGGCAAAGCCGTCAATAACCCGATGTGGTTCTTCCAGGTAATCGCGGGTCAACCGCGGATTGTTGATTTCTACCGGCCCGAGACGGATGATTTGGACGATTGGCTGCGTTGGATTGATGACCGGGGCTATGTCGGCCACACCTATGTGCCCCACGATATCATGGTGACCGAGTGGGGTTCGAAACGAACGCGGTTCGATATTCTCTGCAGCAAGCGAAAGAACGTTGAACGGATAACGAAGGTCTCTGTTGCTGACGGTTTGCAAGCGGGTCGGATGACGATCAACGAAGCTGTGTTTCATTCTGGCGATGATGACCGCGGTCAGCGGATGGAATTGGGCGTTGAAGGGTTGCGAAATTACCGGCGCGAGTGGGACGAGGATCTGAAGACGTTCCGCGAAAACCCGGTCAAGGACTGGGCCGAACACATCGGGTCGGCGTGGCGCTATCTCGGACTGTCGTGGCGCGCTGTCCGACCACCTGTCGTCAAAGAAGAGAAGCCGAAAGAGCTTGAGTACCGGGCGACGTCTTCGGGCCGGATTGAGGCCAACATGAGCGTGAAAGAAGCCGTGGACGCTATGGTCCGCAGGCGGAGAATGCGGGATGGATGACGTAGATCAGGGCTTGCAGGAACGCGACCGCCTTGAACGGCTGGGCCGCGAATGGATGAAGCGTATCCGTGCCCAGCAGGAGCGAGAAAAAGCATGGTGCGACGATGCACGAGAAGCCGAAAGAGACTACCTCGTAGATGAAGAGAACGGGGACGCGCCGCGCTTCAACATCCTCCACAGCAACGTCGAGACCATCGTTCCATCGACGTATAACAGCACACCTTCGCCGGACATTCGTCCCCGTCACAATGCGGGCGACCCGATGGCAAAGGTTGTCTGCGATATTCTGGAGCGTGCAATTGCAACCCAGATTGACGATGAACGTCTGGACACCGAAATCGAAGCGACGGCGCAAGACAGCTTCCTGGCGGGCCGTGGGATCACGCGGATCAAGTACGAGGCGGACCTGCAAGAGGAGGTTCTGACCGGTGAGCGGGTCGTCTACGAAAACGTCTCTTGGCGTGACTATTGCGAGGGTCCGGCAAAACGTTGGCGCGACGTCCCATGGGTGGCATACCGGGAACACGTCTTTGCCGATCAACTGGACGGTATGCGCGACACACTGACCGTGCCCGACCGCTCGGACGAGGACGATGAGAGCCGCAAAGGCGGCGTCGATCTGTGGCAGATTTGGGACAAGCAAACGCGTCAGGTGATCACGATTGCCTCCGATAAATCGGAAGTCATTCGGATCGACGACGATCCTCTTGGGTTGCCGGGGTTTTTCCCCCAGCCCGAGCCTGTGCAGCCGATTTCCGGGACAGGCCGTCGGACACCTGTTTGCCCCTACAGCGTCTACAAGTACCTCGCAAAGGAGTTGGACACTCAGACGCGCCGGATCAACAAAATCACAGAGGGGCTGAAGCTGCGCGGCCTGTTTGGTGGCGATGTGGACGTGATGGACGTGCTCAGCCAGGCCGAAGACAATGAGCTAGTCCACAAGGAAGAATTGAAATCCGCGATGGCCACAAGCAAGCTGGACGATCTGATTTCATGGTGGCCTGTGGACAAGGCAATCGTTGTTCTTCGCGAATTGATGGCGCAGCGCGAAGGCACCAAACAGGCGATTTATGAAATCACCGGCATTTCGGACATTGTTCGGGGGGCGTCAAATTCGAAAGAAACAGCCACCGCACAGCAGATCAAGACGCAGTGGGGGAGCTTGCGGATCAAGCGGTTGCAAAACATGATCGCTCGCCATGTTCGCGACCTGTTTATCCTGACAGCAGAGGTGATGGGGCGTCAATTTGAGCCGCAAAGTGTGTTGCGCGCTGCTGGCATGTTACAGGATCAGAATGCGCTTCAGGTCGTTGATCAACTCAGCAGAATTGATCATTACCGGATTGATATTGAAAGCGACAGCACCGTCCGGGCTGATCTGACGCAGAAGCGCGGCGAAATGTCTGAGTTTTTGGGCGGGACCGCGCAGTTCTTCAATACCATGGCGCCAATTCTCCAACAGGCACCGCAAGCCGCAGGACCAGCGATCGAGATGTATGCCGCCTTTGCCCGGCAGTTCAGCCTCGGCAAGCAAGCGGAAGATGCGCTAGATCAAATGGTACAGATGGCGCAGCAGGTCGACCCACAAGAGAGCCAGCCGGACCCAATCAAGATGGGCGAGTTGGAAGTGAAAAAAGGCGAACTGGGCGTGAAACAACAGAAAACACGTATCGACGCTTTCAAAGCGGAAAACGATGCGCAGCACAAACAGGCAGAAATCATGTTGGAAGCAGATCAGCGCCGCGCTGTGGGGATCGGGTAGTGGCCACTTACGTTTACGACAAAGCCCAAGACCGCATGGTGGACAAGGTCACCGGTGAGCCAATGCTGACGGCATCAGAGCGGGCTGCACCACCGCCGGTGCCCGCCGCGTTCGGTGACCTGCAAGGCTACCAAAGCCCGATTGACGGGTCATGGATCGAGGGTCGGCGGGCACGCAGGTACGATATGGAGAGCAACAACTGCGTTGACGCAAACGACCTGCCCAGCCCGACAAACGGGAAATTGAAAAATTCGCGTTTCGCCCAAAAGCGCGGTTTGGAACACCTTCTGGAACGTTAAATTTAGGGAAAGCCCATGACAGAAAACACGGCTGCGACAGCACCCGTGACCGAAAGCGTCACGCCCAACGAAACCCCCAGCACTTCAGAGCCATCTGAGGCGGAGGCGATGGAAGCAATCTATGATCGACTGAATGGTGAAGATCAGGACTCGCCCGAGCCAAACGAGAGCGCGTCTGATGACGCAAGGGAAGGTGCGGAAGATGCAGTGGCGGAGGTACAGCCTGAAGAGGTTAAAGCGCCCACGGATTTGCCTGGGGGTATCAAAGCGCATTGGACCGCGATACCCGAAGAAGCCCGGCAGGCGATCACCGATGCGCACCGCGAGATGGCAAGTCGGAATGCGGAGATGGGGCGCCAAAATCAGGCGACAAAACCTGTATACGATATTTTGCTGACCGCCGCCCGTGACCTGCCGGAGTTGGCCGATATGACGCCAGAGCAAATCGGGCAGGAGGTCTTCAATCTTGCGAAGGTGAACGCGCAAATCCAGCGCGATCCTGTGGGCACGATTGTCGGGTTCATTCAGAAATTCAACGTCGGCCCGCAGGTCGCCCAGCTTTTGGGTGGTCAGGTTGGCGATCAGACGATGTTAACGATGCAGCAGCAACTTGCGTCGTTAACTGATGAGTTGTCCAAACGAGGTGATCCGCAGTTTCTTGAAGCGCAATTCACCCAGTTTTCGGCAAAACAGCAGGCCGTCACAGACGTCAACCAGTTCGCCGCCCAAGCGGAACACTGGGACGCCGTGGTGAATGACATTCCAATGTTCATTGAACCGGCCCGCAGTGCTTTGGACGAAGGCGCCTCTCACGCAGACGTGCTTTCCAAAGCATATGATTTAGCAACATTTGCCCGTGGTCTTGTGGTGAAGGCCGGAGCCGGTGATGAACCCGCTCCAGTGCCAGACCCCGAGAAAGCCCAGAAGGTCAAGAAAGCAACTTCCGTAAATATCCCCGGAACCGCGTCAGATACCAAACGCACCTTGTCGGAGCAGGAGGAACTCGGAGCGGCCTATGACCGGGCGATGAATTCTTAAGGATACGATGATGGCTACTCCATCCCAAGTATTCACGGAACTGGTGACGACGACTGACCGTTCGTGGGGTCGCAAAGTCACCGACAACGTGAGTAACCACAACGCCCTGCTCAATCGCATGAAGAGCAAGGGTCAAATCAAAACAAAGTCCGGCGGATACGAGATTGTTGAGCCCCTGGAATACGCTGAAAACAGTACGTACCAGCGGTATACCGGCTATGATCCGCTGAACACAGCCCCGTCCGACGTTCTGACGTCCGTCAAGTACGATTATCAGCAGATCGCGCTGCATGTGACCGCTTCTGGGCGCGAGCTTCGGATGAACCGCGGGAAAGAACAGATGATCAATCTGGTTCAGAGCCGCAAAAAGAACGCGGTACGAACCGCGCAAAACCAATTCTCCGTCGACATTTACTCGGATGGCACACTGCCGGATCAGGTTGGTGGTCTGGCCCACCTTATCCAGGCCAACGGTCAAGGGACCGTCGGGGGCATTGACGCCTCCACGTATACGTTTTGGCGAAATCAGTTCAAGGAGATGACTGGCGCCAACCTCGCCGCCGCTCCTACGCCCGCCAATGCTGCTTCTATGAAAGCGGATATGAACAGCTTTTGGCTGACCCTGAACCGGGGCACCGATAAGCCTGATCTTATCGTCATGACGCATGATTTGTATACGCTGTACGAAACCGGCGAACAGCAGTTTCAGCGCTACGCTGACGGCGAATTGGCAAAGGCGGGCTTCACGTCGATCAAATACAAGAGCGCGGATGTTGTCTTTGACGACAACACGAATTTCGCGACGACCGACGAGAAGGCGTACTTCCTGAACACGGACTACCTGTACCTGTTCCAGCACAAAGATGCGCAGTGGACCATGGACAAGGAAAAGACGCCGACCAATCAGGATGCAGTCGTGATCCCGATGTACTGGATGGGCAACATGGTCACCACGCAGCGTTCGCTGCAAGGTGTCATGTTCGACGCAGCTTAAGGAGGGCAGCATATGGCATATCTCGGCGCAGATGTGAGCCAAACGTTCACAGATCTTCGTGCAGGAAACACGCCCTCTCCGGGCGCAATCGTGCGCGTGGAAAACGCAACATACAAGTTCGTGCAGTATCACGCGGCAACCGCTGGTCTGTCCGGCGTGGAGGGCCAGGTGGCGTACTACATGCATCCGGCTGGCCAGACTGATCGTACAGCGACACATGTCACGTCCGATGTTTCAGACAGCTACGGTTTGGGCGCTGGCGTGCTGCAAGCGGACGTCCAAGACGGTGCGTACTGTTGGGTCCAGATCAAAGGCGAAGCCGCCCTGAGCATCGCCCTGACCTCGGGCGCGGACGGGGACCAACTGACGGCCCGGGGGGCCACGGACGGAACACTTGCCGCACCTGCGGCACTGCCGGACGCAGTGAAATACGGATATGTTGGCTATGTTATCGACGCCACCATTCCCCGCATCATCTGCAACTTCCCTGAATGAAGGCGTCGGGGCGGCTTCGGTCGCCCCGATCAATTTTGGAGACTGAAATGACGGCAATACTGAGATTCAAGACGGAAGTGGGCGCCAAGAACGAACGGGTCGATTGGGTCCTGCTGGCGCCCCGCGGCGAAGGCGGCAAAAACGCCACAACATGGCATCGTGTTGACAAACTGAAGCCGAAACGCGGTTTGGGTGAGACGGACGCCCGCAGCGATCATCATCTGGCGATGAAAGCCCGCTGGGAACTGATTGAACCGGCTTACAACGCCTGGAAAGACGGCTATGAACTCCCAGAAGACGGGACACCTCTTGCGGCCTGGTCGGGCGTGACCGCAGATTTTGCACAAATCCTGCGAAATTTTGGTGTCAAGACCGTGGAGGGTGTCCGCGATCTGTCCGAGGGCGATCTGCAACGCATCCCGGTTCCCGATCTTCGCAAGCTGAAGACTTTGGCGCAAGAGTACCTGGAGCAACGACCGATGGCGGAAGTGCAGGCGGAACTCGCGCTGGCACGAGAGCGCCTGGCAGCGATGGAGGAAATGCTGGAGGGCGCAACACAGCCCGGCGATCCGGCGGACCAAAAGGCAGATGTTAAGGCAAAGGGAAAACAGAAGAGCCCTGAAGGGGTCAAAGCTGCGTGACCATTCACGATTACGCAGAACTTGTTATTGAGGCAGCGGAACGCGCGGGACAGGGAGGCCTTCCTGCGCGTTCCGAAATGCTTGTCGGGATGCTTGAACGCTATCTGAACAAGCAGCTGCGCACCAAGGGTCAAGAGGTTGACACCCCTCTGACAACGGACGCGACCGGAAGCGCGCTGGTTCCGACAGACCTGCTTGAAATCAAGGGGGTCTATTATCGGGGTCGCCGTGTTCCGCGATTGACGTACAGCCCCATTGAACACAGTTTCGCGGGCTGGGGGTACTACACCGATGGCGACAGCCTCAAGAGCACACTGAAGTCGCGTGAGGTTGATCTGCGGTATTACCGCACCATCCCCGGGCTTCATGCGAATGACACCAATTGGTTGCTGACCGCAGAACCGGAAATCTATCTGCAAGGCACTCTCTGGCAAGCATTCTTGCGTTCGGGTGAATACGACAAAGCGTCAGCAGCCAAAGCATACATGGACGATTTGATTGCAGAACTCGTGAAGGCGGATCGAAACCGTCGGCGCGGACTGGCCAAACTTGATATGACAGGTGATCGGTATGAGTGCGGAGACGATTTTACAGTCCGTTCTGCTTGAAATTGGCCTTGAGAAGACCGGCCCCCAGATCGGTAGCAATGACTTCGACATCGCTCAAATCCGTGAATATCTGAACCAGGCCGGTGAGGATATTTCCAAGCGGGCGGAATGGCAGGGTCTCTATAAGACAGAGACGGTCGCCGGTGGTGTGTCATCTCACGATCTGCCCGCGGATTTTCAGGAGATGGGCGAGCGCGGCGCGGTCTATTTGAACAAGGCGGGTTTCGCCCCTGTGCGGGTCGTGATCGACCCCACATCGTGGGCGTTCATCTCCAGGCGGTCAAGCGCCCAGCCATACTGCCACCTGTCCGGCGGCAAGCTGCACTTTACTCCAGCGCTGGACGCCGACGGCGCGGCCTTCACATATGTGTCGAAAAATTGGGTGGTTAGCGGTGCGTCGGTGGTGTCGCAGAACGCGGACACGTTCCATATCCCGGAACGGCTGCTGAAATCGGGCATTCTATGGCGCTGGTTCCGCGACAAGGGCATGCCTTTCGAAGATCACCTGAATGAATTTGAGGCGGATCTGGTGCAGGAAATCAAAGCCAACCGGGGGCAGGCATGATCACGATCCACCCCCAACGTCAGCGCGCCGGGGACCGCATCCCCAGCGACAGTCAGAAGCCGGTTACCGAACAGGTGCAGAGCTTTCCCGCGCCAATATCGGGGTGGGTGACAAACGAAAACATGGCCTTGCAGCGCCCGGACAGTGCATTTGTGCTGGACAACTTCTGGCCAACGACTGTGGCGATTGAGGCTCGGGGCGGTTACGAGGCGCGTGTCAACGTCGCGGGAGAAGTGGCGACACTCCACGAATACAGCGCCGGTGGACGATACTTCGCCACGGACAACAACGCGATTTATGCGTTCGATGCAAACACAGCGATCGGCACAACACTAACGAGTGTGGTCTCTGGTTTAAACAGTGGCGACTTCCAGGGGATTGAAACACAGAACGACGCGGGGTCGTTTCTAACACTGGTCAACGGCTTCGACCCACTGCACCTTTACGACGGCACGACATGGCATGCCGTCACAGATGTGTCTGCCCCGCATGCCATTACTGGCGTCGATACGGACAAGCTGAAATTCGCGTGGAACTACCGCAACCGAACGTGGTTCGTGCAAAAGGACAGCATGAATGCGTGGTATCTGGGAATTAACAGCGTCTCCGGGCCCGCGACCAAATTTCCACTCGCGGGCGTGTTTCGCAAGGGCGGGCAACTGCACTCCGGGGCCACCTTTTCGTCTGACAGCGGCGACGGCATGGATGACCGGATCATCTTCACCACCGATCAGGGCGAGATTGCGATTTACTCCGGCGATCCGGCAGTGTCGATTTCGTTGATCGGCGTCTATGATATCGGCGCACCTATAGCGGATGACCCATACATCACGGTTGGGGGCGATGTGCTGGTTGCAACGGTCGCGGGGGTTATTCCTGTTTCCGGCGCGGTTCAGAAAGGCCCCGAACAACTCAAGCTGGTGTCGGTTTCCCGGCCAATTGAAAGAGAATGGGAATATTGGGTCTACCTTCAGCCAAAAGGCTGGAAGGTCCAAAAATGGGCGACAAAAGGGATGGCAGTCTTTGCTGTGCCCTCTTCGGAAGTCCCGTTTGCATTTGTCGTCAATCTCGAAACAGGCGCATGGACCCGGTTTACCGAATGGCAGGCCAATGCCCTGGCGACGTTCGGCGGGGAACTATATCTCGCTAACGGCTCCAACGTCTATCTGTCTGATGCGACGGGCACGGATGATGGCAAGCCGATCATTTACAGGGTGTGCCTCGCCTTCAGTGGTCTGGCTAGCGCAGCGTCTTTCAAAACAGCTAAACGTGCGCGCGGCACATTCCGGCGCGGCATTGATTTCACACCGCAGTTCAGCATCGCGTCTGATTATGCAGAGCGGTTCCCTGCACCGCCAAGTTCTGCGGCGTCTTTATCTCAAGGCGGAAACGCCATCTGGGATGCATCACCATGGGATACAACACCCTGGGCGAGCTATGGGCGGAACAAGGGTGCGCGGACACAGTGGCACGTGGTGCGCGGGATGGGCCATGCGCTGGCGGTTCAGTTGCAGATCACGAGTGCGGAAACAGCGCGGCCCGATTTTGAATTGGTATCCATGGACCTGACCTACACCATGGGCGGCACATGACGCCCGTTTACGCGTTCTCAGACGAAGTATGTAGTTTCGTCGCCCAGGGTCTCTGGTCGGGCCAGCGGACGGTAGAGGGGTACGGCGCAGGTTTTGCAACGCCAGAGGAGGGCTTGGTCGCCGGGATCGTGTATCACAACTTTGATCCCGACACAGGTACGATAGAATTGACGGCGTATTCCTCGCGCAGGGATTGGCTCAACAGAGACCGTTTGAAATGGATATTTTCATATCCATTCGACCAACTTGGGGTGCGCGTCTGCGTTGCCCGCATATCAGAACACAACACCCGAACGCTGCGCATTTGGCGCGCATTCGGAGCCGAATTGACCCCTATCCCCGATCTAAGGGCAGAGGGCGAAGCGGAGGTTATCGCGGTTTTGCGCCGCGACACATGGAAAAACTCCAAATTCGCTTGAGGTGAAACATGGGTAAACCCAAAGCGCCGACGCCGACCGATCCTAAAGAGACGGCTTCGGCCCAAACCGCACAGAACATCAGTACTGCAATTACGCAGCAGCATATGAACAATGTCAATCAGGTGACGCCCGATGGGGCTTTGACCTATGAGCAAACCGGCACAGTGCAGCACGTGGACCCGAACGACCCGTCAAAGGTCTATGATATCCCCACGTATACGGCCACGCAGACGCTTTCACAAAACCAGCAGGCAATCAAAGACGCGAATGATCAGGCGGGTATCAACCTTTCGCAGCTTGCGGCTAATACGTCAGGACGATTGGGCGATTTGCTTTCCAGCCCCATGGACCTGTCGAATGTGCCGGATCGTCGGGGCTACGGCGGGATTTCCCGCCCCAACTTGCAGGGGTATGGCAGTGCGCCATCTCTTTCCGCCAATCTTGGAGACATTCCTGGCATTCAAACGGGCGCCCAGAAAGGCCAGATTCAGACAGGCGTCAGGCAGCCGGGGCAGTATGCGACCGGCGTCTTTGGTGGCGGTGTGCAGACCGGGATCGGTGCCAGCGGCAACCAAAGTGGCTTTCTGAACGATGCAGGGCAAATCCAGCGCACCGCAAACATCCGGGAAATCGGCGGCCTCCCCGGTATCTCTGGCAGCAAGGCGCCAACACTGAACTACAACCGTTCAGATTTGGGGGGTATGCACAAAGCAAACGCGCCATCACGATCTGGTCGGCTGAAATGGCGCGCCGCTTGCCCGACGGCCCCGTCTTCCTTGCAGTAAATCCAGGTTCGCTTCTGGCATCCAAAATGGTCAGGGAGGGTTTTGGCGTCGCAGGCAACGACCTCCGGATCGGCGCGGATATCCTGTGCCGTCTCGCGCTGGATGACAGCTTTGACGATGACAGCGGGAAATATTGGGACAATGACGCGAGCCGTTTTGGCGCGGTCGATATGGGGGATGCTGCGAAGCTGATGGCTGCCCTCGATGCGCTGACGAGATAA